ATTTCAGTTATCGTTTGCATAACAATTACTCCTAATTACAAGGAACATTATTGTTCCCATAACTAGATGATACCTAATTCTTTGTTAGTGTCAAAGGAAATGTTTTGTTGGGGGCTTTGCTCTAAGTCCTACTAGTATGGGGTAGATACCCTTCCTGGGCACATAGTAATTTATCTGGATCTACAGATAATTATTCTAAAAGGATATGGGCTATTGGGTATTCTGACGCAGGTGTAAGATCTTTTTTATTATTCTTTGCCTTTATAGAGCAGCCGAACATAATACTTACGAACTATGGAGATCGTTATGAAGATTGATGTTTGAATGAAGCTAGTGGTCAGAGTTTCTAGCTCTAACATTCTACAGACAGATAGAGTCATAAAACCAACCGGAAAAGCTATTATCAAGCCCAGGAAGACATCATGCAGGGTCTCTTGCATTACTGCTTTGTCTATTTTCATTGTGGCAGGTTCATATTTGTCATAAAAAAACCCCCCAGATTGCTCCAGGGGGTCAACTTCACTAGCAATGAAGTCTCTAACTAGGAGAGAACCTCTATGATATACGATTACCTTTATTATGACAATAGTATTGACAAGTATTATTTCACAGGTATATTCTTGATGTTCACATAACTAAACCATAGGAATAATCATGAAAATAAAATACCTGGAAACAAGAGAGAGGGCGAATGGTAAGGTAATCTTTGCTGTCTCCCCACCAAAATATGTTCAGGAAGCTCTGGGAGTGGGCTACGAACAATACGACAACAAGAAAGATGCTATGAACAGGGCCATAGAAGTGGCAGATGCCTTTCAGCAGCATAAAAAGGGTAAGAAAGTAGGACTGACCATTAAACAAGATACTGTTCAAGGCTTAGTCTCTTTCTATCAATCAACTAATGAGTGGTCTAAGCTAAAAGATAACACTAAAGCCCTCTACACATTAATGATAAGAACTGCCTTAGAAACTCGTATTGGAGAATCCAAGATCTTATTTAAAGATTACTTAGCTAGAACCATTACACCAACTCATTCTGACAAGATCTACGAAATCATTACTAAAGACATCAGTAGGCATAGGGCTGTCCATACAGTTAAAGTTCTTCGTAAGATTTGGTTTGTAGGTAGGAGACATTCTAAAGTTCAGGCTAACCCCTTTGAGAAGATGGGTTTGAAAGGACTAGAGAGTAGGACTGTTCTATGGACTCCTGAACAAGTACAAACTTTTATTGGTGCAGCAGATAAAGTAGGTAAGCAATCTTTAGGTACTATGGCATTACTTTGTTATGACTTATGCCAACGACCAGGAGACATGAGACAGCTCAGATGGAGCAACTTTGATGGCACTAGCTTTCGTTTCATTCAAGAGAAAACTAATACTGAAGTAAACATTCCAGGCTCTCCTCGTTTGATTAAAAGAATCAATGAAATCCCTACTAATAGAAATAAAGATGAGCCTATAGTTGTTTGCGAAAGTACTAGCAAGGGGTATGACAGAAGGTTATACTCCAAACACGCTTCCACCATTAGAAACCAAGCTGGACTTCCTAAAGAACTAAAGATTAGTGATTTGAGAAGAACAGGGGCTACTGAGATGGCTGAGAGTGGCTGCACCGAAGATGAATTGAGGTCTGTAACAGGCCATCAATCAAGAGATGTCTTATCAATATATGTAAGACCTACAGATAAATTAGCCGAAAAAGGCATAGAAAAGAGGTTTGGATAATGTCAATTTGCACACATAAAGTAATAGATCAAATAATTGGATGGCACAGAGGTAAAAATCTAATTGAGGGATCTACAGAGAAAGATCAAGTCCTTAAACTAATTCAAGAAGTTGGAGAACTATCTGATAATGTTTGTAAGGGTAATGACATACGAGATGATGTTGGGGATATACTAGTTGTCTTAATTAACATTGTTGAACGAAGAGGTCTTACTTTAAAGGAATGTATGGATTTAGCCTACAATGATATTAAAGATAGAACAGGAGTAATGAGAGATGGCGTTTTTATTAAAGATTAGTAAGAATCTCAACTTCTATCAACTCAACTCAACTACCATAGTTATGGGGTACATAAAACCCAATAGAATCAAAGATTTGGTTGCGGGAGTAGGATTTGAACCTACGACCTTCAGGTTATGACACAATATAACAAAATCAATGACTTATTCTCAAAAACAATTACTATTCCCATAACAAGTGTCATACTTATATGTACTCAATAAAAGAACAATACTCCATCATAAAGAAGGTAATCCTTCGTGATAACTCAAGTAAACGAATAGATTGCCCTTTTTGTGGTGGGTATAAGACTTTATCCTTATCTAAGATGCAGGGAAGGTTTCTCTGGAATTGCTATAAGGCTTCTTGTCCTGCCAAGGGAGTAAAAGACGATAAGTTATCATTAAGTTCTATCAAGAGTAGATTAAGTACTGAAAGCATTGGGGATAGAAGAAGATCTAATCCTAATGAAATACCCCCTATTCTTTCAAGCGTAGAAAATAACCCTAGAGCAATAAAGTATTTAAAGGAAGTAAATTGTTGGAATGTGTATCAAACACACCAAGTACACATCAAGTACACAGCAAAAGAAGATAGAGTACTCTTTTTTATGAACAACAATACAGGGGCAGTAGGAAGATATATAGGAGATCCCCCCACTAATAAGAAATATAAAATATCTAAATGGAAAGTTTATGGAGATACTACAGGTTGTTTTATTATAGGAGAAGGTAATCATGCAGTCGTAGTAGAAGATGTACCTTCAGCTTGTGTAGTAAGTACTATACCTGGATATGTTGGAGTAGCCTTATTAGGTACTAATATAGAACACAAACAACGACAACAGATACTACAATTCAGCGACATAACCTTCGCCCTTGACAAAGACGCTAGAAAAAAGTCTATTGATGCTGGTAATAAATTTTTCTTTGGAGTAAAACCTTCGGTTTTGTTATTAGAAGAAGATATTAAATACATAAACAAGGAGAAATTATATTCGTTACTAAAATCTAACTAGAGTGAGAAGTAAGCATGAAAGCAAGAGGTATCGTTATCATTGATTATGATTTACCTGGTGGCTACAGAGATGCTGCTGATGAGCAAGATAGACTACAAGAAGTAGTAGATGGGTTGGTTAAAGGGAATCCAAGAGTTTTGTATCATGAGGTTGATATTAGAGAAAGACGAGGAAATCATAAGCCTGATATTAAAAAAATGAAGTTAAGAGTAAGTTAAAAAAATAAATAAGAAAATCAAACCCCTAGCAAGTTTTTTGTTGGGGGTTTTTTTATGGTCTTTATTTTGGTTTACTTTATGTTATGATACTGCTCTAACTAAATTTTAAAAAGGCACTAGCAAATGAGCATAGCAGATGATAGCAAAATACTTAAATCCCTACTTAACTACGAGTTCTTCGATTCAAATAAAAACAGATTAAAAGCCACCCTCTTTGATGAAGAGGTTGCAGATGTTTACCAGGTAATCAATGAAGCCCACAATAAATACGAGCACGATCTTAGTGAAGAAGAAGTCTTCCAACTATGGAAAAAGAAATACCCTGTAGCTACTAGAGCTGAAATAGATTCTATGAGGGATCTAATAAATCATATTCAACAAGTCCAACCAATCGCTTTTGATATTGCTAATGATGTCATAGAAGACTTATGGAAAAGAGAGATAGGTCGTAAGATCGCCCACATTGGATTAGAGATTACTGAAGGTCAACATGGGGCACTAAGAAGTTTAGAAGAACTAATACACAAAACTAAAGAATCTTTTATGCCAGATGATTATGGCCCTCTTACAACAAAAGATCTTACAGAACTACTTGACTCTACTTCAGATAAAAACAGATGGGAGTTTAACCTAAGACATCTCTCTAAGAATGTTTATGGTATAGGCCCTGGAGAATTTGGGGTTATCTTTGCTACCCCTGAAGCTGGAAAGACTGCCTGTGCAGTTTCTTTTTGTGCTGCCCCCAAAGGTTTTTGCCATCAAGGAGCAAAGGTTCTTTATTTAGGTAATGAAGAGAAAACAAGTAGAACTATGTTAAGAGTAATTCAGTCTTGCTCTAACATGACCCAAGCACAAATCTTAGCTGATCCTAAAAAGGCTTCAGAATCTTTTGCTAGAATTACAAACAATATCGACATGAAAGATATTCAAGATTGGTCGCTAGATGAGATTGAAGGTTTCGTTGAAAAGATGAAACCTGATGTAGTTGTTATTGACCAAGCAGACAAAGTTCATATTGGTGGTTCTTTCTCAGCATCTCATGAAAGACTTAGAGAGTTATATAGAAGACTCAGAGAATTGGCTAAGAGATATGATTGTGCATTATTAGTTATATCCCAAGCAAGTGCAGAAGCTAAAGGTAGAACAAAACTATCTCCTTTTGAAATGGAAGGTAGCAAAATTGGTAAAAGTGCAGAAACAGATCTTATCCTAGGTATAGGTAAAATAGAGACAGAATCCGAAGAAGCTGAACAGGATTTCACTAGGTATATAACAGTATCAAAGAATAAACTCTCTGGGTGGCATGGTACAGTC